GCCGTATATTCTGTAATTGCTCAATTAGTGCAAAGAGGAAAATGGGCAAAATAAAGGTTTTTTATTGAGCAAAAAAAAGCTTGGAAATGTAACAAATATTTCGTATCTTTGTTACAATAAAAGCAAAAAGGTTATATTTAGATATAGGTAATCGCGATATAACCTTAAAACTTAAAACAATTTATTAACACTTAAAATTTAAAAAAGCAATGGATATTTCATTAGCATTAAAGAGATTTAGCTCTCTTCAAACAAACACAAAGAAATCGGATTCAATCTGGAAACCGGCAAACGGAAAATCTCAAATCCGTTTAGTACCATACAAATTCAATAAGGATAATCCTTTTATCGAATTGTATTTTCACTACAACATTAACAACAAAACTTATTTATCTCCAATTTCATTTGGTAGACCTGACCCTATTGTAGAGTTTGCTGAAAAGTTAAAACGCACAGGTGATACAGATGATTGGAAAGCAGGTAAGAAGATGGAGCCAAAATTGAGAACTTTTGCACCAGTTATCGTAAGAGGTAAGGAAAGTGAAGGAGTTAAGTTTTGGGGATTTGGAAAAACTGTATATCAAGATATTTTAGGATATATAGCAGACCCTGATTACGGTGATATTACAGACCCACACACAGGACGTGATATTGTATTAGAAGTAGTATCTGCGGAAGAATCAAATGCAGCATACCCAACAACTACAATTCGTGTTAAACCTGCGGTATCTAAAATATTACCAGATGCAGAAGCAGTAACTGAATTATTGAATGCACAAAAAGATATTACGGAATTATATTCTGAATTATCTTACGCAGAATTAAAGGCAGTATTAGAAAATTGGTTAAATCCAACTGCAGGAGCAAATGGTGATAGTGATGAGGTTGTTGCCGAATTAGAAGCACCAAAACCGAAACCAACAGTATCACATGATTTAGGTGGGGTAACGGAATCAAAACCAGTAGTAGATAAACTACCTTGGGATGATGAACTTCCTGTTACACCTGCACCAAAAGCAGCAGTAACAACAAAAGATGATGTTACTTCAGCATTTGACGATTTATTTAACAACTAAAATTAGTTACAAATGGCAAAAAGAGAAGATGATTTAGCAAGTTTACTTGCCGATTCTCTAAACAAACAAAATAAGGATGGGAAGATTGCCTATTTCTTAGACGATGATAGTTCGGATGCACCGACAAACGTCAAAGATTGGTTATCTACGGGAAATGCAATGCTTGATGTTGCAATCTCAAACAGACCTTATGGTGGATTGCCAGTTGGTAGAATAACAGAAATAACGGGTTTAGAGCAGAGTGGAAAATCTCTGCTCTCTGCCCATTTATTAGCTGAAACACAACGTAAAGGTGGTGTTGCAGTTCTGATTGATACCGAAACCGCAGTTAGTAGAGAATTTTTAGAAGCAATCGGAGTGGATATTTCCAAACTCCTTTATGTTTCAGTAGATACCGTTGAGGGTATTTTTGAAGCTTGTGAAACAATTATTGAGCAAGTTCGTAAGGGTGATAAGGATAGATTAGTTACAATCGTAGTAGATTCGGTAGCAGCAGCATCTTCAAAGAAAGAGATGGAAGCTGATTATGATAAAGACGGTTATGCAACTGATAAGGCAATCATCATTTCAAAAGCAATGAGAAAGATTACCAATATGATTGGTAGACAATCTATTGCATTAGTATTCACAAACCAATTAAGACAGAAAATGAACGCAATGTTCGGAGACCCGTGGACAACATCGGGTGGTAAAGCATTGGCATTTCACGCATCTGTTAGATTGAGATTGAAGAATATGGGACAACTTAAAGCCGGAGATAGAATCGTAGGTATTAAAGTTAGAACACAGGTTATCAAAAACAGAATGGGACCTCCTTTGAGACACGCAGATTTCGATATTTTCTTTGATAGAGGTATTGATAACTACGGTGGTTGGATTTCAGTAATGAAAGATGCTAAACTTGTTAAACAAGGTGGTGCATGGTACACATATACTGATATTGAATCAGGAGAGGAAATCAAATTCCAAGCAAAAGACTTCGTATCTATTTTACAAGATGAGGATTTAAAAGACCAAATCTATCGTAGAATTTGCGAAGCAACAATTTTACAATACAAAACATCAGCATCAGAGGAAGTTGAAATTACAACGGATGGAGCAAATGAGTCAGATTAATAAAAGGTATTTAGATATACTAAAACAAATAGATAAGGAACATAATGAATTTGGTGATTTACATCGTAACTCCAAAACATTAATTATTGATGGTCTTAATACCTTCATTCGTTCCTGGTCAACTGCACCTAATCTTAACGATAATGGTGACCATATTGGAGGCATAGTCGGTACTTTAAAAAGTATCGGCTACGCAATCCGTACAATCAATCCTACCCGATGTATCATTGTATTTGATGGTAAAGGTGGTAACAAAAGCAGACAAGATATTTATTCTGGTTATAAAGCAGATAGAGGCAAGAACAAAATCAAAATGAGATTGAATCGTGCAGCATCTGTTGAAATGAATCCTGAAGAGGAGAGTGCATCTATGAAACGTCAAATGTTCGGATTAGGTGAATTACTTTCTTCTTTGCCAGTTTCTATTATGATTTATGATGGAATTGAAGCTGACGATGTTATTGCGTATATCACTACTCAATTAAAGAAAGAAGATGAAAAGGTTGTGATAATGAGTTCCGATAAAGATTTCTTACAATTGGTAAATAAAGATGTGAGTGTTTATTCACCATCTAAAAAGAAAATCTACAATATACCAGAAGTGGTAGAAGAATTTGGAATCCATCCACACAACTTTGTCAATTTCAGAATGATTGATGGTGATAAATCAGATAATTTAGATGGTTTACCTGGATTGGGATTAAAAACAATCATAAAGAATTTTCCAATATTAGCAGAAGAGGAAGTACAAACTACCGAATCTTTATTAAAATATATCAAAGAGCAACCAAAGAAAACAAAAGCTTACGATTTATTCGAAAATAACTTGGAAATATTAAAAAGAAATCGTAAATTGATGCAATTATCTGAACCAGAATTTAGTGGTAATATCCGTATGAAAATTATAGATAGATACAACGAAAATACTGTTAAGTTTGATAAGCAAGGTTTCTTAAAATTGGGATTAAAGCACAAAGTATTAGATGCATTCCCTAATGTAACCGATTGGTTACAAAGTACATTTTTACACATTTCAAAATTTTAAAACAAATGGCAGACAGATTAGCAAAACCGTTAGGAGATAGAGTTCTTCTAACCGAATTGGAACCAGAGGTTTCACAGACAGCAGGTGGTATTATCATTCCAGATTCAGTAAAACAGGAAGATGTAAAAAGAGCAAAAGTAGAATCAGTAGGACCTGGTATTTACACACAAGCGGGAACATTGATTCCAATGAGTGTTAAAGTAGGTGATGAAGTAATTCTTCCACCATATCATCAAGGACAAGAAATCAAAGTAGGTGGTAACAAATACATCTTATTGAGAGAATCAGAAATTTTAATGGTAGTTAAATAATTTAAACAAAACACGGAACAGATGAAGTGTATCAAAAGTAAAGAAGGAGAAATCCGTAGAGTAAAAGAAGAGGAAGCAGATTTAAAAGTATTACAATATGGTTGGGTGTTCGTTCCTAAATCAGAATGGAAAGCACTTCGTAAACCAACTAAGTCCGACGTGGCTAACGACCAAGCTACCGACGTAGCTGAATTATCGATTGAGGAGAAGAGATTAGCAAGAAAGAAAAAAAATAAATAATGGAAGCAGTAGATACATTGGTAAAGTATGGACAATCGTATCAATCTAAAGTAGTTGCTTCCCTTATATCAGATGTAAAGTTTTTAGAGCAGGTAAGTGAAATTACCAAACCTGCATTCTTTGAATCCGAAGCAAATAAATGGATTATAAACGAAGTAATTGATTACTTTGGTGAATATCGTGCAGTACCAACAATGGAGGTTTTTAAAATCAAAGTTGGTACAGTTGAGGATAAAGGATTAAAACAAACCATTGTTGAACAACTTAAAGGTGTATATCAGCAAATGGATGCAGATGATTTACCGTATGTTAAAAACGAATATCTTACATTTGCTAAAAATCAAAAAGTAAAAGAAGCTCTCCTTAAATCCGTAGAGTTATTAAAGTTAGGTCAATACGATAGAATTATTGACACTATGACAGCAGCATCCAAAGTGGGTGTAGAATCCGATTTAGGTTTAGATTACATTGAGGAATTTGAATCTATTATGGAAGATGTAAAAAGAGATTCAGTTCCTACGGGTTGGGATGTAATCGATGAACTAATGGATGGTGGTTTAGGACCAGGAGAATTAGGAGTGGTCATGGCACCGTCTGGTATTGGAAAGAGTTGGTTCTTATCTAAAATTGCTTGTTCAGCATTACAAAGAGGAATTGATGTATTACATTATACATTAGAATTATCCGAAAGTTATGTAGGACAAAGATATACTACTATTCTTACAAACATTGGAACATCGGAACATAAGGAAAGAAAGGAAGAGGTAATCAGAAAAATTAAAGCAGTTCCTGGTAGAGTTCGTATCAAATACTATCCTCCACAATTTGCATCTGCTAAAACACTATCTGCTCACATTGAAAAAATGAGAGCAATTGGGTTTAACCCACAACTTATTATTATAGATTATGCAGATTTATTGAAATCTGGTAATGGTAATAGAGATGGTTTGTATGCAGAGTTGGGTGGAATCTATGAGGAGTTGCGTGGGTTGAGTGGTATTACTAAAATACCTGTATGGACTGCAACACAAACAAATAGAGCAGCAATTGACCACGAAGTTATTCAAGCCGATTCGGTTGGAGATTCGTATAAGAAAGTACAAACTGCTGATTTCATTATGAGTGTTAGTAGAAAAACAAAGGACAAGTTATCAAACACAGGTCGTATTCACATCGTTAAGAATCGATTTGGACCTGATGGATTAACATTTCCTGCAAAGATTGATACATTTACAGGTGTTATGGATGTATTTGCAGCATCATCGGCAGATGGTATAATTGCTCAAAAGGAAAGTAAAAATGGAGAGGGATTAGAGAAGAAATTACTACACAAAAAGTATGTTGAAAATATGGGATAATTATATAAAATTTTCTAAAGAAAAAGGAAAATTTCTGACTTCATCAGATAGTTATATCTACAATTCAAACATAAAATTTTAAGAAAACTATGAGCAAATTATTTACAGAAAGGATACCATACAAACCGTTTGAATATCCAGTTTATTATACAGAAGGATGGTTACAACAAGCTCAGGCATTTTGGTTGCATACGGAGATTCCAATGCAAGGAGATGTTAAAGATTGGAACGAAAATCTTACAGTAGAAGAAAAACATTTAGTTGGAAATATTCTTTTGGGTTTTGCTCAAACAGAATGTGCAGTTTCTGACTATTGGACAGGTATGGTTACTAAATGGTTTCCAAAGCATGAAATCAGACAAATGGCAATGTTATTTGGTTCACAAGAAACAATCCATGCTACTGCATATTCTTACTTAAATGAAACATTAGGATTAGATGACTTTGAAGGATTCTTACACGATGATTCAATGAGAGCTAGATTTGAAAACTTAACAGAAACTACGGCAGATTGGACACCAGAAGATTTACAAACAAATCCAAAGGCAAGAATCGAAGTAGCAAAAAGTTTAGCAATCTTTTCAGCATTCACAGAGGGTGTAGCATTGTATTCTTCATTTGCAGTTCTTTATAGTTTCCAAATGAGAAACAAATTAAAAGGAATTGGGCAACAAATGAAGTGGAGTGTTAGAGATGAATCCCTACATTCGAAGATGGGTTGTCAATTATTTAGACATATGTGTGATGAGTATCCTGAATTATTGCAAGAAGCAAAATCTGCAATCTATCAAGCAGCACACATTATGCAAGGATTGGAGTTCAAATACATTGATAAGATTTTTGAAATGGGTGATTTGGAAAACCTTAAAAAAGAAGACCTTAAAAACTTTATTTCACAAAGAATCAATGAAAAGTTAAAGGAATTAGGTTATAATCCGTCTACCGATGGAGATGAGTTTTTCCCTTACGATGCTGAATCGGCAAACGAATTGGAATGGTTTTATCATTTAACGGGAGGAGTAACACATACAGACTTCTTTGCAATGAGACCTACCGATTACTCAAAACCAGGTGAAGACGAAGATTGGTCTGATATATTTTAAATTATGAAAAATTACGGAGAAGAATTAGGATGGGAGGTCGATGTAGACTTTCCTCAATGGGGGAATAATGAGATATATGTAAAAACTATATCCAAAGACTACTTGCAATCAGGTGAAAAACCAAAGGATGCGTATTGGAGAGTTGCAACAACGGTTGCAAAGAGATTAGGAAAGCCAGAAATGGCAACGAAGTTCTTTGATTATATTTGGAAAGGGTGGTTGTGTTTAGCAACTCCTGTTATTTCAAATACAGGAACTGATAGAGGATTACCAATTTCGTGCTTCGGTATCGATGTAGGTGATAGTATCTATGAGATTGGTTCAAAGAATTTAGAATTAATGTTGTTGGCAAAGCATGGAGGTGGTGTAGGTATTGGTATCAACCAAATCAGACCAGCAGGAGCAAAGATTACAGGTAATGGTACATCCGACGGTGTAGTTCCATTTTGTAAGATTTACGATTCAACTATACTTGCAACAAATCAAGGTTCAGTTCGTAGAGGTGCAGCATCTGTAAATATGAACATTGAACATAAAGACTTTGAAGATTGGTTGGAGATTAGAGAACCAAAGGGTGATGTGAATCGTCAATCATTAAACTTACACCAATGTGCAGTTGTAGGTGATAAGTTTATGAGAAAGTTAAACGAAGGTAATCCAGAAGCAAGAAGAAAGTGGGCAAAACTTTTACAAAAAAGAAAAGCAACTGGTGAACCGTATATTATGTTTAAGGGTAACGTAAACAAACAAAACCCTGAAATGTATAAAAAGAACGGATTGAAAGTTCATATGACTAACATTTGTTCTGAAATCGTTTTACACACAGATGAATCACATTCATTCGTATGTTGTTTATCATCATTGAATCTTGCTAAATACGATGAGTGGAGAGATACTGATTTAGTATATACATCTACAATCTTTTTAGATGGTGTATTAGAGGAGTTCATTCAGAGAGCTAAGGGTTTAACTGGATTCGAAAATTCCGTTCGTTCTGCCTCAAAAGGAAGAGCATTAGGATTAGGAGTTTTAGGATGGCACACATACCTACAACAAAAAGGTATTCCGTTTGAAGGATTACATGCACAATTTGAAACTCGTAAGATTTTCTCTCAATTAAAGATTGAATCCGAAAGAGCAAGTAGAGATATGGCATCCGAATACGGTGAACCACTATGGTGTAGAGATACAGGTTTCAGAAACACACACCTAAGAGCAGTAGCACCTACACAATCAAACTCTAAATTGAGTGGTAATGTGAGTAGTGGTATTGAACCTTGGAAAGCAAATGTATTTACAGAGCAAACTGCAAAAGGAACATTCATTCGTAAAAACTATGAATTAGAAAAAACCTTAAAGAAAATTGGTAAAAACACAAAAGAAGTTTGGGACCAGATTTTAGCAGATGAAGGTTCTGTATTAGGTTTAGACTTTTTAGATGAATATTGTTTTGTTGATGGCAAAGTAGTTAAATGTGCAGAAGTATCTGAAATGGATAAATTAAAAGCATATCCAGTTAAAGATGTATTCAGAACATTTAAAGAAATCAACCAATTAGATTTAGTAAGACAAGCAGGTGTAAGACAACAATATATCGACCAATCAGTTTCTCTTAATTTGGCATTTCCTAAGAGTGCAGAACCAAAATGGATTAACCAAGTAACTATGGAAGCATGGAAACAAGGAGTTAAAACACTTTACTATTTGAGAAGTGAATCTGTATTAAGAGGTGATATTGCTGCAAGAGCAATGGATGAGAATTGTGTTAGTTGTGAAGGTTAATAAACAAATAATTTATGGGTGAGAACTTATCTAATAAAAACAAAGAGTTGACAGAAAAAATAAAAGAAGAAATTATTGATAAACCGAAAGGACCAATTAAATTCCAGATTCAATTAAACGATGAACAAAAAGAAGCAAAGGAAAAAATCCTAAACAACGCAATTACAATATTAAGTGGTAAAGCGGGTAGTGGTAAAACACTACTTGCCTGCCAAGTAGCATTAGATATGTTATTTAAAAAGACGGTAAACAAAATTATTATTACTCGTCCTACTGTAAGTAAAGAAGAAATTGGATTTTTACCAGGTGATTTGAGAGAGAAGATGGAGCCGTGGATGCAACCTGTTTATTCAAATTTTTATCAATTATACAACAAAGAAAAGA